CTTACTGGCTTTCTTGAGACTTTTTGGCATATTTGTGGCAAAATCAGACCAATCATTTTGAACCCAGAAAATATCTTCGTTCATTGCGATCAATAATTTATCTTTTGAAATATCAGCATGATTGGCATTTTCTAAAAAGGTGACAAGTCTTTTTACCGTTAACAATGGTACTTCCTCTAGCCTTAATTCCCGAACAGCTTGAATCCCCAATAGTTGCCCATAGCTAAATATAACCGTGGGTTTGCCACCAATTGTTCCGTGACGTGTTGGAATTACTAACCCTATCTTTTCTAGGTAAGCAATTCGGCTTGATGTGCAGTTAGTTAACTGAATTGCCTCTTGTCTTGTAAATCCGGTTATTTGTTTTATCATTGGACTCCATTAATTTGATAATCTCTTAACCACAAATAGGCGTTTCTGTTCCATCTAGCATCTTCTAAAGCGTTATGCTCTCCTTTCCCTTGTTCTGGTAACTTGGGGTTGCCAAGTTCATCACAGAGTTGTTTTATGTCTCGGCAGTACATGGGGAAACCTTTTGGTAAATCCATCATAGTGCCAAACAATTGACAAAAGGCAACCCAATCATAATCGGCATAATAAGCCCAAATTTCTGGTTTGGGTGTGTCTTTTTCTAATATGTATTCAACTTTAGTTTCTATGTTTACAAAAGGAAGTTTCCAATATTGTTTTTCAATCCAGTTTTTAGGGTTAGGAATATAAAAGGAATGGCGACAACCAAGGAATAAAGCGACATCTTCTTTAATTTGACTTTTAGGTTTCCATGACTTTGATTTTTCCCACTTATCTAAAGAGCCATTTTCCCACGGCGGTTGGGGATATTTCTCCTGTAATTTCTTAATTACATTTTCTTTAACCCAGTCACTAGCTTTGGAAAAATCACAATCTTCATTAATAGCATAATATTCTCTACCATCGGCTGCAACAATTCCGATGGAGATTAGATCGATGGTCTTTCCGTCTTCAATAAATTCGGTATCAAAATAGTATTTCATTAGTATTGTGCCTTGTGTTGTCTTTCTATTTTATCACAATATTTGAACGTTAGCATTTGGACATCCCCAATAAATAAGATACAATTAATAAATCCCCTCGCGGTACGGAAATACCCAGGGGAGGTAACTATTAATTAGGAAATAGCCACATGAATAATATTATCAGAGCCGAGCGTGCAACTGTCAAGTTTTGTGAGGGTGTTGAAGTTGACGGGTATTTGTTGCCAGATGGTGAGTTTAGGGTTGGGAAGGTCGGAGCCGCGATCGCCGTGGGGTACGGAAAAGACTGGGTAGGACAACTCAAGGGAAAACCGCTAAAAGCCTTGCAGGATAAGGGGTTCACCGGGTCTGAAAAACCTGTGCAGCTAAACTCTATCAATGGCGGTGGGACTGAAGCAAAAACACTTAGTCTCCTTGACTTCAGAAAATTAATTGTTTTTGCAGCAAAGAAGGAAAGGCCTGAAGCCGAGGCGTTACTGGATGCCATTGTCGATGTGTCCCTTGAGGATTATTTCAGAATAGCGTTTGGACAGCAAACATTAACCCTAGAGGAAAAGCGCGACAAATTTTTCAAAGCCTATTCAGCGACCATTGACTGGCTCACAGAAGACCGATCTGACTGGGAACTGATAGCTGAACAGGAATTATTTTTACTGAGTCTAAATTAAACTAAAAAGCCCTCCACGAGTTAAAAATGGAGGGCTTCTCTCTATCTGTATTTGTGATTTTTTCTAGCCTTGCGACTAGGACTATGCTCTCGATGTTTTTTGCAATATCCCGAACGGTTTTGAGTGGAAAGTGGGATATTACACACCTGGCATTTCTTAATCAGGAAATCGACCTTGGAGAATTTCCAGATCCTCCTTTGTGTCTTCAAAGCAATGTTCAACTTTGAAGACTTCCTTGTGATAATCCGTTAACTCCCCATAGCACGGGCTATCACAAAACTTGACTGCATCTTCAAAAGTCCATTTCCCCATGCGTTTCTCGCGGCTTCCCATTCTTTCGGATGTATGTTCACGGACTGACGGCCCCCCATAGCCACCACTCGCTCCTGTCACAAAACAGGCGACCGAGTTGGCGAAAGCTGCATGATGTTGATTGGGTGCGTCGGGGTGATTGACTTTTCCTAATTCAAAAGCCTTTTTAAGAATTACTGAATAATTGTCAATATTCATGGTTTCCTTTGTTAATTGAATTTACGGAGTAAATAGGCTGCAAGAATGCCGCATCCGATACCAAGGAGGGATTCGAGAATGATTGAAATGATTTGTTGAGTTTCCATAGTTTTGTCCTTTTTAGTCTGTCATCTGTACAACGGGGCTAATCCCAATCTGCAATGGTTAGCCCCGTTTTGACTACCATCTTTGAGCGGAGTGAAAATTATAAAGATTCGCGTCGCCCAATGTCCGTAAAATAGACGTTCTTAATGCTGATGGGGGTTCACTATTTCGATACCCGTAGAACTGTTGGCAACCATAGAATTTCCCGCTAGGAGTCATCTCAATTGTATGAGTCACCCGCCCCTGCTCCCGAACTGCAAGGATGATAGAGCGACCGGAGTTAACAGCTTGACCATAGCCCCCGACACAGTGGCTCAACTGCTCACCCCATAGCTTGAGTTGGGCATTGCAGGTTGGGATTTCCAGTTCCCAACTACCATCAACAGCACAGAGTCCTTGAACCCGTTTGAAGTCAAGGTTAACTTTTAGCTCATAGTCCGGTTGACGCCGGACATATTCTTTAGCCAAGGTTTCGTGAACGGTCAACCAACACCGCACCCGTCCCAATTCCGGTGCGCCTGTTCCGTCTTTATTAAGTTGATTCCACAAATAGCCCGCATCACGGACTAAATTGGAATCAACGTTATTTACTTCACCCCGTACTTTAAAAGTCGTGGTCTGAATCATCCGTAACGCTACTTCAGAAGATAGCGATTTCAAGAAGGGGATTGCATCCTCCTGAAACCCGATAACTAAATCTTCCTGAAGATTCAGGTATTTTTGCAACAGGTCGGCGTTGCCATTAACCAGCACCATCGCCCATTTACGGGGTGTGGGGGAGCTATTTTGAAATGCTTTGACCGTCGCTTTTCCTGTTGTACCAAACAGGTGTTCACAGGCTTTCTGAGGAGAAAGGAAATCAACTAAGCCCAGTAGTAGTTGGTCTTGGTTTTTAGACTGATTTAATTTAGTCCAGGGAAGTGACTTATGGGGAAGATTTAGGACAACTTCTAATAGAGTCCGGTAATGCTTCTTGATGTAATTTTCGCGGGAATAATTACTCCGACTCCATTCTCCATTTTCATCACCCATGATATAGGGCAATAGTTGACCAAAGTTTGCTTGAGAATATTCTCGAAATGTAGCCCAGAACTCCATTGTCAATTCATGGCGACTAATGGGGTTTCCGTCCCGATCTGTCCAGTTGACTTTATGGAAAGACTGCCATGCTACACTTCGAGACTCAATGACTTCTTCCCATGCCAATTTAGCCAAGAAACGGCTTTTAACTGGCATCCGTCCAACCCGTTCGGCAATCGCCTTGGGAAGATTGCTACACCATTTCCAGGCACGGGCGCAGTCCTTTAACCGCCAAATATTCCCGATGCGGTCGGGGTTGACTTCAAAGGCATCGGCGTTAACCATTGCCTTTTTGACCCATAGCGGGAGCCGATTAAAGTTAGGGGTTGTGGCAATTGCTAAAACTTTTTCTTGACTTACTTGATAGCAGCTACGCCATGACCGACTGCCATTCATAACCTCTTTGTAGAGGTTTACAAACCGTTCTGCTTGCCAATCAAAGCGGATGCCAATATTTAAAAGTGTTTCAGCACAAGTATGAAATCGAGTTGCCTCAACTTCGTGGTTATAGTAGCGAACGTGCGATGAGAATGTCCATCCACCTTCAGTCAGATACTCGTCATAACCCAACCCACAGGCTTTTAAATCTTCAGTTCTGGATTTTGCCCAGTATCTTAACTCTTTGACAGCCGCCCAGTCTTTCTTTGTTTGAGCTAAATCAAATTCTTTATCACGGGTTGTGGCGTGGTAGCACTGCCAAGCTAGGTATTTAGCCCCTGGGGATTTCCCTTCCAATAACCGAAGAAAGTTATCATATCCATCGGCGGGTAGGGACTGGATAAATTCAATTTCCTCAATGGTTAAATCTCGTGAGTTCAACTGAAAAGTGTTTTCCAGTCGCCCAGCCACGAGGTCAACCCCTTCCTCGAAAAGAGCTTCCTCTAAAGTTTGGCTATTGCGGACTCGGACGGCTAATGGGGATTTTTTAGAGTTGAGAGACATGATAAGATCCTCTTAGTGATGTTCACTCAAGGGTAGAGTTTGATTTGCGGTCGGCTCTGCCCTTGCCTTATTTCTCAATATACCCCCCACTTCTTAAAATGTCAAGCGGTTTCTGAAAATATTTTTTTAAGGTGTTGCGATTTTAGATTTTGTATCCCCCTGATACAAAACGATTGTTTTTTTGATATAATATATATAGAATCAATTTTCTATAGTATTGCAATGTCCAGAAGTAATATAGTCCATAATCAACTAATCAAAAGAGTAAAACAATGGAACCAACACAGCTAACAATGGAGCAACAATTCAAACTCGCAATAATCAGGCAAAATGTTGACAGCCTAACCTTGGAACAAGCCAAGGAACACATTATCGAATTGGTCATACAGAGTATGATTAAGGATGATTTAATTAAGAATTGGATGAAAGGAAGATGAATAAATTAATTGTATTTGAAGGTATTGACCGCAGTGGGAAAACCACTCAGATGTCCAGATTGAAAGAATATTTAGAAGCAACAACTAGCTTGGCTGTGTGGAGTACGAGAGAACCTTATGGGGATGAGTGTAGGAATAAGATTAAAACCGTCTCCATGAGTCCCCAGGAACAGCTAGATTTGATTCTTGAGGATCGGCGACGGCACTGCGATGTGATTCGGGAAAAGATGGGAAAATTTGATATTGTTTTATGCGATCGCTTCACCCCCTCCACACTCGCCTATCAAGGTTACGGCCACGGGATTGACCCTAATATCCTTATCAAAGCGAATGAAGCCGTCACGGGGGGACTAACACCCGATATGGTGATTATTTTTGACTTACCAATTCGGGCGGCTGTGGCGAGATTAGAGAATAGACCCCTTGATGCAATTGAAAGAAATATCTTGTTTTTGGAGAGGGTGAGGTGGGGTTATTTGGACATTGCCAAAAGATACAAATACCACCTTATTAATTCCAATCAGTCATCTGAGTTGGTGTTTAGCAAGGTGGTAAATCAGGTGTTACGGGCCCTGGAAATTGAGAGTTTAGTTAAGGTATAAATAAAGCAGGGTATTTTGCAACCCTGCTTTATATTTAAACTATTGTTAACTCCACTCCTCTAACTCCAATTCTTCCCCTACAAACTCAGGGAATTGGTTGTAGAATCGTGTCAAGGCTTCTAATTCATTCAAGGCTTCTAAGTAATAGCCTTGACGGTCTTCTTTTCTGGCTGCGGTTTTGATGCGGGTGATTCTGTAGATCATTGATTTGCTCCTTTGTCATTTCCAAAAGCCATAACAGCTTTTACTAAAAACTCGGTTTTCGTTATTAGAATTTCTTCTGCCGCATCCCATCCAATTTGTTCTGGGCTATATTCATCTGGGCGATCAAGCCCTTCTGAATGTAATCCCATCCCGCGACGGAATTTACTTTTTGCGCGGTCTACTAATTTAGTTGGTTGTTCCATTGTTTTACCTCCTGTATTTGGTTTGCTAGAGGGAGGTTTTACCCTCCCGTGTATTTAATATTCGTCTTGGTCAAACTTAGGGCAGTTCATAGCCATGAACTCCGTTAAATCAAACCCTTCCCATTCGCCCGTTAGGTCGTTATCATCTCGGTATTTAATAGGTGCTACTGACCATTCAGAGGATGAAAGATACAGCGCGGCAGATTTGTCGCCATTCCACTCAAGGGGAAACCAGATGATGTAAGGATTTTGCTTTGCGCTTAAGAACTTAATCTTAAGAACAGAAAGCTCTTCATAGATTTGAATTAGCTGTTTATACCGCCCATCCGGTAATTCAACTTTTCCTTTTTTGAGTAGGGCATCAACGGGGTGATCCTCCGGTTTGGGATTGGGGCTTAATGCTTGTCTGATTTTCTCAGTAATTTCTAATAATTCCTTAGCTTCTGGCTCAAACATATTAACGGCAGATGCCAGGTGTAGTGCTAATTCAAGAGCTAGTTTAACTTCTTGAGGTGTTGCCATGATATTCTCCTAATTGAATTAAATGATTGACTATAACCGGGTAGGGCTGTAACCTTACTCGGTTAACTTTTATGCCGACCAACTGTTCAAATATTCTTGTTTCATTGTGATTGTTTTTGCCTTGAAATCCAGATAGTCGGGGTCTGGATCTTCTTCATCTTCACTGGATGACCAGAAGTCCGAATCGGTAGCTTTCTGGACTGCGGCTTTAGCTTCTTTGAGGGTTTTAAATCCTTCGACTCCATCCGTATCGGAGTTTTCCCATTCCTCAGAGGAGCAAAATTTCCACAGGTCGTCATCTTTCAGAATCGTTACCGTACAAGTCTTGTTATCGTAAGAGTTGACAGCCCAAGGCTTGACATATTCGGCTTCCCATTCGCCACCGTATTTTGCTTTATGCCATTTAAGTTTGGTTGGCTCGATTTGAGTAGTCATCGGTGTCTCCCTGATTTCAACCTTCTACATTTATAACTGTACCCCAGTTATTTTAAAATGTCAACCCCCTCACTCAACTTTTTTGTAAAGAATTATGTCGCCGGTTGTGATCGCCTCCAAAAATTCAGTCCATGCGGGTTCTGCTGATTCCCGTCTCCAATAACGATAACCCATGCCAACGACGAGGGCTTTCAACTTCTCCCTGTCTTCTGATTTGAGTCTGGCTTTGATTTCTTGTCTATGTTCGTGGGGTCGTGTCATAAAAAATCCTATGTAACTATTCACCAGTTATAACAGATTATTCACCATCTGGAAATAAATCTGGCAACGACGAGCGGTGGATCGTGGATCTAAAAAAGCCGAATCCCTTACAGAATCCGGCTTTTACCTCTATCGGAGCGACAGGATTTGAACCTGCGACCCCTACCACCCCAATGTATTCTTGATATAGTTAATTCCTTATATCGTGGGGTTTTTGGGAGTGTGGGAACCTGAGATCCCAATTGTTGATCAATCAAATGCTCCTGATTCCCAATATTGTTTCGCAGCTTCCCACTGTTCAGAAGTAGCAGCGATATGGACTTGATGCCCAATATCTGCAAGTTTGGCTTTGTGATGATTGACGAGAACACCACATAAAGATATCCCATCAACTTGTTTTAATCCCAAACTATTGATCAGAGCATCCATAGTTTCAAGAGTTTTTAATCCGAATCCGTGGGGGTCGTAGGAGGTTTGATTTTCTCCCGTACCGTCCGCCCTCCAATATCGGGCGTGTAGTAGTTTCTCATTCATAAAGTTTCTACTTCCACAACTTGCGCTTTCCATCCCTTACGGGTCAATGCCAGAGCGTCTCTCGCCGCGACTTCGTTGTCTTTGTATGTGATAAATTCGTCATCGGGATGGACGGCTAAAAAGTCCGCACCTACACCTCCAGCATACAAACCTTCTGTGACTTGACCGTTGTAACGATTCCACAGTTTGACTGCAAATTTTAGTGTCATTGTTTTACCCTTGTATCGTTAACTTTTGCGCGGATTTAAAGCGATCCAACATATAAACCTCCTTAATTAGTAAAGCGTCTGTTTTGGCTCTGTTGATTGCAGCAGGCAACGATACCTGCTTTGTCAATCCTCAGATTTCTGAGGATTGATTTTTTAGCTTTCAGAATTTCTTTAAATTCTGATTGATCGAAGTCGCTGTACCAAGGTTGGCAAATCTCAACCAAGGCATATAACTTCTTTAAAACCTGGGTCATATTTTCCCAGGCGATTTTTTCGCAAAAATCGCGATTTTCGATCCAGAACTTGGACGATACCGCGATCGCTACCGCTTTTTTTATTCTGACTTCACCCTCTCCAGGTTCGCCACCCAGAGAAGAATAATATTCAGCGAAATTGCGGCGGAGTTGATCCGCCCACTGAATTTGCTTTTCCGATCCAACAAGAGGAGGAAAAAACCAATCTATTTTTTTCATAACAGGCACAGTTAACTGTATTGGTTTCTCCACAACCGCCGCCGCTTTCAAGGATTCCAACCGACCCTCAAGTTGAGTCAATTCAAAAGCCCACTTCCGAATTAGGCTTCGGACGCGGGCAAACTTGACTATCAAGCTATTTAATTGATCAATCCGTTTTTGGATTTGGTTTTTAGTAGAGATTGTGGAGTTTTTCATATTTTACGCCCGATTTGGCGGCGTCCCTTTTTTTGTGTTCTATACTAAATTATTGTAGCTACAAAATCAAAATATGTCAACCCCTAAATCAAAAAAACTTTTTAACCGCCCAACCGTTGTCAGGGTGAGGCTTTCAGAAGTTGAGAGGGAGAGGATAGAGGCGATCGCATCCTCAAGAAATCTATCCCTCTCGGAATTGATAAGATATTGGATCAATAATAGAGGCTGACGATACAGCTTTCCTTATTCCAGAAAGCAAAATTAGGGAGCAAGCCGAGCTTTCCCTAATCGGTTCTTTTCGTACCATTCCGCAATTTGGGGAACCCATTCTTGAGTATGTGTCCACATCATTTCAGAGAGTTTTTGAATCTCTAATTGAGCATCTTTTTTGAATCTTAAATCGAGAAAATGTAACAGTGAACGCAGGTTACAAGACATAACAAAATGCTGTCTGAAATCGAACGGGATTAAACCCCTGGCGTGTTCTTCACTCATCCCAGACTCAATGTTTTGTTTATACAAACCACAAGCATCTACACAGTGTTGTAAATGGATTTCTCTTAATTCAGGTGAATAATAATATTTTTTCCCTTGGCGATCGCTGTAATTCCCCACCGGACGGAGGTAAAAAACATCTTCTAAACTTCTCTTGAAGTTGATTACATCAACAATCCTCTGCCCTGAGTAGCGCCCAGATTGAACATCGAAACTAGCTATTCTATGCCGGGTTGCCTGTTGCATCACACTATGGGGGAAATATCCCACACTAAAAACGATGTGGCAGTGCTCTAACACTCCAAAGTGTCCTCTATTTCCCTCTAGTAATCGTTTAACGGCTATCTCCCCACACTTAATTTCAGAAGGGGTTTTATCAAGGCTTTCATATATATAATCCTCACTATAATCCTGATGGAGAGCCAGATACATTATTGTCTGGGGATTAGCTGTTTTCGATAAAACATCAACCTTGAATTTGTCCATTAGTCTCCTACTCTTTTGTGCATCTTCAGTCAAGAAATAAGATAATCATTAACTGTCAACAGTGTCAGGGATTTGAGTGGAATAGTTTGATCTTTAAAGCATTTAAAATTAAGTAATCGTAAAGAATTGATCATAATTTTTGTTGTTTGATGTATTTCTATTATTATATAATGATCTACACTTTAAAGCAAGGTGTGGGCTAGTGTCAAAAGAAATAAATCTTTTAACAACACTGCATGAAGCAGACGTTCACCCACGATCAAGTTATAATATAGTCAGCTAGTATCAAATTAGTCAAGAAACAATGCAATCGTTATTTCAATCCATAAAATAGGCAATCGTCTATTGCGGGTTGCGGGTAATACTTTAGATGACGTTCACAAGGCATGTTTCAATCCATAAAATAGGCAATCGTCTATTGCGAGACACCACCACCACCGCCACCGTCACGTTTCTGCTACGTTTCAATCCATAAAATAGGCAATCGTCTATTGCGAGTTTAATTTTCTGGTTTGGTGTATATCCTAACCATGCCAGAGATGTTTCAATCCATAAAATAGGCAATCGTCTATTGCGAGTTTAATTTTCTGGTTTGGTGTATATCCTAACCATGCCAGAGATGTTTCAATCCATAAAATAGGCAATCGTCTATTGCGAGCCGATAGTTACTATCAATTCAAAAGTAAAGGGGGGTTTCAATCCATAAAATAGGCAATCGTCTATTGCGAGAGCTTAATCCGCAATTGTTTCAGGCATTTCTATCGAAATCACCTAAGCTCATTTGATTTATTATAGCATGAGTTTTGGCGGTTTCGGCAACTAAAAAATCGTGAACCCCGTTTTTAAACAAATCATCTGGAATCGTTATGGTGTCTGACTTTTTGGTTTTTTTCTTGGTTGCCTTTTTAGAACAGCTAGGGGTTGCCGAATTTTTATTAATCAGGAATTTATACCAGAAATTATCGGACAATTCCACACCTTGATTGATTGCCATTTGAGCTAAACCTTTTAACTTAATGTTCTGTCCTGAGTTGACATCACGAGCAACGGTATAACCACAATTAGAGCATTTGTGAGTGCGTTGAGATAGCTTTTTCTTCTCTTGATGTCCACACTTCGCACAACATAAAGTAGTTCCCCAATTATCAACCCGAATCACTAATTTTCCGTGTTCCTTTGCTTTGGTTTCTAATAAATCAATAGCTTGACCAATAGCTACATCACTCCCTGTTCTGTTACTTCCTCGTTTGCGTTTTTGACTATTTTTATCGTAGATAACTGTACCATTTTCGGCAACCACTGGATTTCCTTCTGTGTCTAATTTTGCCTTGGCTTTAGCTTTTCGGTAGACGTTGGCGGGTTTGTAATCCTCAACAAAAATCACGTCAAACCAATTGATTAAATTGGTAGAATGCCAGTGATTGAATGATCGGCGGTGACGGGCGATTTTCTCATGAAGTTTAGCAATTTTATTATTGAGTTTCTCCCAATTCTTAGTTTTCCCCTCGTTCATTCGATACTTGCGAGATAATTGTTGCTGCATTTTCCTTAGACGTTTTAGCGATCGCTTTAAAGGTTGTGCAGCCTCAATAGTATGACCATTATCCAATGCCATAACAAACTGATGTCCGGGGTCAATTCCACAACATAACCCTGTCTTCTTGGCTTGTTTGACAGGGACGGACGCAGTTAATTGTATATACCACCCCGACGCTTTTTTGCAAATTTTCATCGGGTTAAAATCGCAACCATACCACCGTTTATCAAATCCAATTACCTCGATATAACCCAATTTTGGAATATTGACCTTACTGTCCTTAACACCTAGATCCTTAGCGTTGTAATGGATTAAAGTCATCACCTTATCTTTAGCTGTTTTGAAACGTGGGCGGCTGTGGCGACCCGCTAGAAATCCCTCCCAAGCCTTTGATAGTTCATGCGCTACACCTTGAATGAATTTTGCCGGGCAATCGGTGAAATTAACTTTTCGCTCCTCACCTCTAACTAAATAAGTCACAATCCGATCCTTGTGGTGCTGATGTCCAAATACCTTTAGGAACCCGTATAGTACCGACTTTTTAGAATCCAGTGAGTCAATAATAGGGCTATTTTCATCAATGGCAACGGGATGGATTAACCCCCTTTTCTTCTCGACTCGCTCAATCCCCATCTTCCAATCTGGGATCTCAATTCGTACCCATTGCTTGAGCTTGCGGTCGTATCGTTGCAAGGGAGTTGCAGGGACATTAGACTTTGACAGTTTATCGTAAGGGTTCCACTCGTTAAATTCCTCTATCAGTCCTAATGAGCGATTCCAAACCCACTTACAAACTAGCATCCAATCTTCTAGGGTTCGCTCTTGTTCTGAAGATAGAATGAGTTTAAACTCCTTTGTTCGCACATTTTCGCTAAAATTAGACATACCTATTTAAGAAATTGAAACGTATGTATTGACATTTCCATTATATACAACTATAGTGAAATCACCGACGTTTAGATCGGCAAGCCAAAAGCTGCCCTTGGAGCCGAAAGGATTAACGATTAGGCGATGAAGAGGGAATATTCTCTAACCAGATATGGTTAGCAATTTAAAAATAGGTAATTAACTTAAAGGGGCCGAAGCCCCTTTTTAGTAGACTCCATCTATTTTTGAAACCGAAATAGACTACACTAAAGGGACGTTCAACTTATAGGAATACCCCCGCGACACTCGAAATGTCGCGGGGGATGAGTCAACCTGTATAAGAGTCAGCCTTGACAATCTCAATCTCAACACAAAGGGCTTTCAATCTCTCAAAAGCCACCACCGGATCGGCTTCAAAATCAACTGGACTAGATCCGGTCATCGGAGCGTCAGACACCGCCCCTAATGGCTCAAAAGCACGGGATTTGTTATTCCAAAAAAACACCCTGTTAATATGTCGCTCTATTGCTTCCGGTGTTTCGAGAAAACAGTAGATTAGTCCTGCGACAATAGCCTGTCTGACATCGGTTCTGAATCGCCTTTTATCGAGTTTAATTGTCCATAATTCAGATAAAAGTTCCTCATCTGTTTCTGCATCATACCAGAGACACTCACAAGAGAATGTGTGGAGGTCGTTGGCATGAATTTTTTGGGCGGGTTGAAATCCTTTTTTAGTTGTCTTCATAAAGATTAATTGATTTTAAGATTGCCAGACCTAACTCTTTCGCCAACAACGGCGGCACGGCATTTCCGATTATTTGTTGACTTAAAGATTTGGATTCTGGGAATTTGTAATCATCGGGAAAAGTTTGCAGCCGTGCCGTCGCTTTTTGACTAATCCGTTTGATTTGACTTCCCTGTACGATGTCCGCCCAATGGGTCGAAACACCCGCCATAGCTCGAATTGTTGGACAAGGCTTGTTTTGTGGAGTCGGTAAAATATTCTTGATACAGGCTCCCGCACGGGGGATTAACAAAACGGGTGAATGAGAGGCTTTTTCCGGTAAACCCAGTTCATTCAGTCGCTTAATCTGCCAGTCCGCAAGCTCACAGTCCTGCATTTCTGGGATTAAATCACTAAGGGCTTGATACCATCCCTTTTTAGGTTTTGATTCGGGGAAATAGGGGAGAGGTTGATCATTTTTAACTGCCCACATAATCAACCGTTTCCGGTTTTGGGGAACCCCGTGATCCGCCGCGTCAAGTATTAACCAATGATAGCGATATCCGTAGCGAATTAAGGATTGTAGAATCTTCTCGAATACAGGTGATTTTGAATATCCTGGGACGTTTTCTAAAACTACCCATCGAGGATCAATCGCTGCGATATAACTGCTACAGTACAGCCCCGCGTCCTTGTCTTTGTGATCACCTAAATTACCCCGTCTAGCGTTTGAATACTGTTGGCACGGGGGACTCATCCAAAGCAGGTCAACATAGGGAAGACTGCGGGGGTTTATGTCTCCTGCGCAAGAATTAAATACTTTGGTATTTGGGAAATTTAATCGTGCTACTTCTGCAATTTTAGGATCTCTTTCAATTCCCCAAATGGACTCAAAACCCGCGGCTTCTAATCCCAAATCTGCACCGCCTCCGCCCATGAATAATGTTGCGAATGTTGGCATTAGAAACCCTCCTCAACAATTGTTAAGCCACAGCCGGGGAGCAATAAATTAGGATCGTTTGATGAACTCAAC